TCTAACTACAAGGTGATTCTCAAACTCGAGGATGACGAACCAATTGAATACTACGATTCCATTCGAGTGGTCGTGACAAACACCATGGGAGCAGCTCTCGTGAACGTCACCGATATCATTTACTATGGCTATGAAGCGCCTACCACCGTCAATGACGGAACCACGCGCGCGGTGACAACGATTTCCCAATTAGGTACGGTGAATCACCACGACACGAAATCTGGTGGTCACCATGTTCGAGCAAACAAGTGGTTAGAGTTGGACACAAGTCTTTTAGGTCCGAACACATCAAATATCGTCGATACGAGTGGTCACAACAGAGTCACGTTTACCGAAGGCAACCCCGTGTACCAAAGCGACGAGAGAGCCTTACGGATGTCGGTGTACACGTCCGGGTCCGAACAGAGACTGAAAGTTAAAAACCTCAATCACGGGGGTGGTAATTGGGTACACACCATCAGTTTCTGGTGGTTGATGCAAGAGTTAGGAACCGGGTCGACGACTCACATCCCGATCATTCACGGAACCACCAGTACGAACGGTGAAATGTGTTGGATCGGAGTGCAAGAAGACGGTAGCAACCCGTATTGGTCAATCTCCACGGGTGGTGCCGCTGCGAGAAACAACTATTTAAGCCCCAAACCCGAAAAGGGTCGATGGTACCACATCGTCGGTGTGTGGGCCGGTGGAACCTATCCGGCTGGAATGATCTTGTACGTGAACGGCGAACGTCTGACACCCTCATCAACTGTCGAGTTAGGTGGCACGCTCAACCTGCCGACGTCCGACACGATGTTCATTGGTAACGTCAACTCGACCGAGCCGGCACCCGGCTTGTATTCGCGCATCACGGTATACAACGCAGCACTCTTAGATCACGAGGTAAAGGAGCTTTACGACAAGGGTCGGATGACGCGACGCGTGACCGTCCCAGAAGATGGTTTGACGATCGGGCGAAGCAAGTACAACATCGCGAACGTCGGTAAACTCGAAGTCTTCGGTTTGGGCTACATCCAACAGTTGATGTACGAGACGTATCACATCGGACTTGTCAGACCAAGTACCAATGCGGGTAACACTACCGCTACTGCGGCTAAGATATCGTTCAACGTGGATAGCTTTACCGGAGGCAACTCCTCTCTCTGGGACGCGACTAATAACGAGTATATTGTTCCTGTGGATGGTGTTTATAGCGTAAACATGCAATGTATGAGTTATGCTTATAGCGGATATAACTACATCCATTTCAAATGCAACAACGCGGCAGGCGACGAAGTGGCATCCTTCCTTGGTTCGATGCAAAGCAACGGCCCGTCCACTACGTACAAAAATCACTCTTACAGCCGGACACATATACTGCGTGCTGGGTGGAGAGTGTATTTCCGGATATCAATAGCTGCTCAGTCGGCCGGTCATTATGTCAATCTTCACAATGATTGGGGCGGCGCCTCGTTCACCCTACTTTCCGTGCTCCCACTTTCCGTGTCCCCGCCGTAATTATTAAAATCTTCACGAATTGATATAGATGGACTTCATCGGTAGAGGTGATTTGCGAAACATCTCCGACGACCGCGTGAAGTTTGATGAGCGTCAGGTGACAAATGCCGTTCGCACGCTCCTCAAACTCAACCCGCAGCGGTACACAAAGGAGCAGGGCGACATTTCCATGGACGAGGCCGGTTTGGTCGTCCAGGAACTCTGGTACGACGCCCCTGAACTCAGATACCTCATCGAGGTCCCGCGTGGGGCCGACCCGTCCCCCACCAGACCTCCTAAAACGGACGACCCGTCCGTGGATCCACCGTACGAGTCATGGGGCACGTCCCTGGCGTCCATGCGTTACGAGCCCCTCTTGGCCTACCTCATCCGCGCGATCCGCGAGCAGCACGTGGTGAAGCGTTTGGTGACCGATCAGGTCGATTGCACCAACTTGTTGGTTCGTTCGATCGACGGTGGGCGGGACGTCGCCCTCTCAAACGTCGCTCACGACGGGGCGGTCATCGGTGTCGTCAGCGATAAGGAGGTGTACACCGTCGACCGGGAGGTGGTCGTGGACTCCACGGGCGAGACCTACGTGTGGGTCACGGACGAGGGTGGACACTTGCACGCGGGTGATTTGGTGGCGTCTTCGAACGTCCCCGGGTACGCCATGCGCCAGGGTGAGGACGACGTGGTGCACTCGTACACCGCGGCGAGGGTGTTGCTGGACTGCGACTTCACCCAACCCACCAAGCACCGCAAGATCGTCTCTAAGACGCTCCAACCGTACACGATTTGGACGAAGACCACCTACCTACCGGTGACGGCCAACACGCCGTCGGACGAGGTAGAGACCATCACGGAGACTTATTACGAGAGACGCACACGGCGGGAGGTGACGCCGCACGCGTTCACGGGCGTCATGCCACAGTGGGAAGAGGTTCTCTACACCAAGCAAAATCGGTTGGTCATCGACGCCAGTGCGTACGAGTTCCTACCAGCGTCCGAGAAGCACAATTACGTCGAGCAAGAGGACGGGACGTACGTCAACGAGAACGCCATCTTCCTAACTCAGGAAGAGTGGGCGTCGTTGACACTGGAGGAACAGGAACCGTATAGGAAAGGTTACTACGTGTACGACGTGGAGGAACGTTTCGAACCGACGGAGGGTTTCTCGGAATTCACCCGCCAGGTGGATAAGTGGAAGATCGTTCATCGTTCGCAGGTACCCAGGGAGGGGTATGTGAGCACCACCGAGCAAAAGATGCAATCGGTCATGGTCGATGGACACATCCAGTGGGTGGACGACCCAGACCCGGAGGCCCAGGATCCGCTGTACCCCATCCGCTACCTGACGCAGACCGGTGAGCAGGTCACCCGTCTCAACGCGGTTCGCACGGCCGCCCTCCTTCCTTGTGTTTTAGTGGCTTAGAAATATTTTGTAAGTGTAACATATAACAGACATGAGCGGTGGAGTCGCCCAGCTTTTGGCCCTCGGCCAACAAGACACCCACATCGTGGGCAATCCCGAAATTTCTTTTTTTCGAAGTTCTTTCCGCAGACACACGAATTTCGCACAAACGGTCGAGAGACAAACCATCCAAGGCAATGTGACCCGGGGTGGGGTCAGCACCATCCGGTTGGAGCGCAAGGGGGATTTGTGCTCTTACATGTACCTGATGCCGATTGACACGAGCGGCCCGAAGGCGAACGTGTCCATCTCGGACTGGTCCACGTGCATCGATTACGTCGAATTGTTGATCGGTGGCACCGTCGTCGACAAACAAACGTCTGAGTTCGTCCAACACATCGCCCCGCGTTTGTTGGCGCCGAACATGTCCAAGAGTCGGTTGGGCAACATCTACGGCGGTACGACGAACTCTTCCTTCTACCCGCTCCGCTTCTTCTTCAACGAATCTTGGCAAACCGCCCTCAACTTGGTCGGCTTGCAATACCACGACGTCGAGATTCGCATTCGATGGGCCGACGACGCGGCCGCGGCGGCGTCGAAGTGGGAAGCCTACGCCAACTTCATCTTCCTTGATGAAGCCGAACGCAACTATTTCGCGTCCGGGGAGACCCAAGATGTGATGGTGTACCAAGTCCAAGAGGCGATCCCGTCCAACGGTAAAATGCAAGAATTGAACTTCAACCATCCCGTAAAGTTCCTCGCCGCGACGTCCACTTCCGCGGTCTCGATCCTCGGCGAAACGAACAAGGTCAAATTACAAATAAATGGTACGGACGTCAGCGACTTCAAGTTCGCCCGACCGAACTACACGCAAATCCCCCTCTATTACCACATCCCGTTTGCCGATCGCATCGACGCCACCGACGAGGGCAAGCTCTTCGTGTACCCGTTCTGCCTCGAATCCAGCAAGACCCAAAGCACGGGAAGCCTGAACTTCAGCCGCCTGGACTCCGCTCGTTTGGTGTCCGAGACTGCGAATTCGGCGCAAAAAATTTACGCTGTCAACTACAATATCCTCCGTTACTCAAAGGGGTTGGGTGCATTGTTGTATGCTAACTAAACTAAAATCTCAATATATTACAACCCATGAACTTTTGGACCCTCGTGGCCTTCGCCGCGATCATCTTTGTCATCATGTACGATCCCAAGTCGGGCAAGATTGAGAAATACATCGAACGACCGGTCGACGCCAAGGCTCGATCGAATGAGCGATCCCGCTCGTGTGAACACAATCACTACGACGCGGTGCAATTCGGTCGGTCGGCGTTCGATTGCCCCCAAAACACCAGGGCAAAGATGGGCGCGATTATAGCAGCTTAAAAAGAAGAAGTGTACTCTAAGTACAATGATTGCGATGAACCGCGATGTCATGACTACCGTGGCGGTGATCGCCGCCCTCGCGATGTGCATCTACCTCTTCAGGGAGTTGACCAAGGCGAAGGAGGACGTGGAGTCCCTCAAGGGGGTCAGCACCAAGCTCATGCAGGTGGTCTCCGAACCACCGAAGAGGATGATGATGATGCCGAGGCCGCCACCAAGAGCGCCGCCCCCGAAGCAAGATGAACCGTCGGACGAAGCAGACGAAGAAGAACCAGTGCCGGTGGCGCGGAACTCAACTGAAAATTAAAAGTCCGCAGATATCAGGAATTGTGAAATGCACAATGAAAAAATACAAAGCGATAAGCATTGTCGTGTCGCTCGCTGACGAACAACCGAGGTTTTTGACCGTCAGGGATCGACGATTCAAGGATTGGATCTTCGTCACCGGCGGGTGCAGGAGGAGAGAAGTTTTCACTCCCATAAGGACGGCCCTTAGGGAGTTGGAGGAGGAGACGCGGGGTGTGGTGTCCCTGACGAGCGGGGAATACACGGACTATGTGTTCAGCGTGCCAGACGGACCGACGACGGAGTTGGTGTACCACGTTTTCGTATTCTTCGTGAATTACTCGAGGGATGAACAGGAGCGACAGATCAGGCGCTTCGTGGACGAGAAAAACAAGATGAATCTTAAAAAAATCAATAAAGAGCCGGGTGTCAAACGCACATGGGACGAGAACGATTTCATGTCGTGGGACACCTTGGGTGAGTACACGGCCAGAACGAAGAGGTGGGACTTGATCACCAATCACGTGATAGACAACCCCGAATTCGAGGCGTGTGTGAGTTCGACCGTTAGAAAAAAATTCAGCATGAATAGATGAAATCGAAAGCGTACATTTTAATGCAAATCAAAGATCTTCTCATACGCAATCGACAACTCACAGAAGAAGAGGCGGACAAGCAGGCGGAGGACCTTAAAGACAAGACCGTTTATGAACTCCTCGTCTTAAAGAAGGAATACAGCACCCCGGTCGATTACCCAGACGTCAGTACCACGCGCTGGTTTAGAGGGGAAATGCGATTTGAAGACCAGGAGTGGTGATGTTTCGTCAGTGGTGTCAACAGAATGGCTTTATGCACGCGCGCGCTCTTTCGCACGTACTCATGGACGGTGGCGTCCTGAGTGTCCCGTCCGAAAAAGCAGTGCACGAGATGTACGAAAAGATGTGCGAGTCCGTGCTCGCCGGAGAAGAGGTCTTCGTCGTCGAACAAAAGACCACCCCAACCTATAACTTTTTCATGGATCTCGACTACAAGGCTGAGAAGGCCTTGACGGTGGAGGAGATTCAGGCCTTCTCCGGGACGATCGTCAAGAAGCTGGCTCGGTACGGGGCCAAGGACTGCCTCGTGTGCGTGGCCCCACCCAAGGAGGTCGGTGGTGGACTCATCAAGACGGGCATCCACCTCAACTTTCCCGACTTCGTAGTCAACCAGGAGAGCGCCTTGGCTCTCAGGGAGCACGCCCTCGTCGCCCTCTACACGGAGTACGGTGGGGTGGTCGATTGGAACAACGTCGTCGACGTCGCCGTGTACGGGTCCCTCGGTCGCACCAAGGGTTCGGGCTTTCGCATGCCGTGGTCGTCCAAGCGGGAGAAGCACTTGGCGTGCGGTGGCGCCGGGTGCGGGGGGTGTATCAACGGTCGGGTGAACCAGATGCCCTACCTCCCCCTCTTCATATACAAGATGGGTCCGGTGTTCCACTTGGTCAATAAGGTGGACCCGACACCGAGCGTGGACGTCCTTTGGATGGCCACCGTTCGGACGTCACGTGAAGATTTCACAAAGGTGGAGAGTCCGACACCCTTGGATAGGGAAAACGCGTTCGGTGGACTGGTCGTCAAGGACGAGGTGGAGAGCAGCGAGGCTGTGCAGGGGTTGGAGAGATTCGTGCAGGCCCACCTCCCTGGGCAAGGGAACGCCAACATCCTTAAGGTGTTCCGTCTGAAGAAGACTATCATCGCCACCACAAATTCAAAATACTGCGAGAACCTCGGTCGCGGACACGGGAGCAATCATGTGTACTTTATGTGCATAGGGGACGTGGTCTACCAACGGTGTCACTGCACGTGCGAGACCTTGGCTGGGAGGAAGGATGGGTTCTGTAAGGATTTCTCCGGGGAGCATCACAGGATGCCGGAAAGTTTGGTGAAGTTGTTGTACGAGAACGAAGAGCGACCGGCGTCACCCAAACCGCCAACCTTGGGTGTTGGATCGTCCGATGCACCCGCGGTGGATGAGTCCCTAAAGACGGACATCCAGGATTTTATAAGGAAACGCTTCAAGGATCACGAGAAGACGTGTGTCATGAAAATCACGAGCAACAAGGGAAAGACGAAACACGTGGTGACCACGAACGTCGGGCAGTTCGTCATCAACGGTGAAGTGTGCGGCCCGAAGACTGGCGGAGGGGACCAGTACAGGATCCCACCTCTCTTGTACCGGCGGTTGAAAAAAAAATAAACACCAAACGTAGATGACGACCGTGTTCGTCGCGGCCGCGGCTTGTGTGTTGTACATCGTGGCCACGTCGAGCGAACCCACCATCACCGGAGACACCATCCTCGCCGATCACGTGAAGGAAGCGCACGCATTCTCCGGAGCCAACCCAGAGGAATACAGGAAGTTCCTCGAGAACTTGGACTCGTGCACGAGCCACTTGAACACCGGGAACGTGGACTCCGCGGCGTGGCACCTTTATACCGCCCTAGACAACCTCCAAACCCTCCCTTGTTATAACCACTACGGCATAAGTGATGACATCGACGCCATCTCCAAAAAAATAGGCAAACACATGGAGGAAACCATCCTTCGAGAGGCTATAAGGCAAAATATACGATTCTTCCCAAGGTACTTAAACGATTAGTCCATTGATAGTGCAAGGAACCAACCATGGCGATCACGAGAACTCGAAGCGGCCGAACCATCAAGAAACCCGAAGCCATCTACGTGCCGGACGAGGAAGTCATCGACGACTTTTCTGACGGGGAACACTCGGATGATTTCGACAGCGACATCGAGACGGAGGAGGAGTACACGTCAGATGACGAGGACGAGGGTGATGACGATGCGATAGATGCCGACGAGGATGGGAACTTGAAGGACTTCATCGACGACGAGGAAATGGCCAGCGATGAAGACGAGGACTACGAAGAGAGTGAAGATGAAGAGGACGATGACGAGGACGATTACGACGAAGAGGAAGAAGATGCTTAAAGCAAACTCTAATATTGTAATTAGGATGGAAACCGACATCGGCGAACCCATAGATTTTCACCACCAAAACACCCACCCCGTCTCGTCCCCGGAGGAGCAGCAGCAGCACCAGTACCAGGTCCCGAATGAGGAGTTTTACATGCAGCCACCACCTCAAATGGTTTACGCTCCACCACCCAATCCGCCCATCACGGGAGGTGGCTTCGATCTAACCCAACTGAACAAGACCACGTACATCGTCGTCGCGGTCGCGTTCATATTGGGATTCTTCATAGGCACGGCTGGTAAAACACAGCCCATACTGCTTAGGTATTCGTAATCTCATATCCATACATCCAATGTGTCTCCGGAACCGGATCATACGCCGTGAACTTACCGATGTTACCAACCTTACTCTCGTCGAAATAGGCCCTCCCCACCACGAGTGGGTCGGTCCTGTTCGCCTCCAAGACATCCGTCGCGGAGTCAGACGCCTTCCTGGTTGGCAACTCGAGTTTCTCACCGTGATAAAACAACGCGACGAAAACGATCACTATGGTGACGATGTTTAGAACGACACTCGCGACGCTCATTATTACAAGATTAAGATAAATTATTC